GGTTTATGGAACTCTACACTAACTGCTGATGAAGTATCTTCTTTATACAATCACGGATTACCTATTGACTTAACGACAGATCAAGCAGCTTATGAATCTTCATCTAACTTAGTAGGTTATTGGAGAATGGGTAGTGGTACACTAGATACTTATCCATTGATTGCAGACCAAACAAATGCTACTTTAACTGATATTATTACAAGTGATTTTAGTTCAGGTGTTGATGGTTTTAATGCTTTTGGACTTGGAGAAATTGCAGGTAATATTTCTGTAGGTGGAGAAGATAATTCTTTAAGATATACAGTAACGGCATCTGTAGGAGATACGAGAGCATTTGAAAAAGATTCTGCTTTAGTAGTTGGAAAGACTTATGAAATTAAATTCAAATATTACATACCATCTTCAAATACTAATTTGACAAGTATAGGTACAGACAACAATATTGAAACTGTAACTGATTCTTGGACTGAATTTACAGAATATTCTGTAGCAACAAGAACTGATTTTAGAATTTTTGTAGGAGATGGTAATAATTATATGAGTCCTGCTACAACAGGAGATGTTGGATATATAAAAAACGTATCAGTTAAACAAGTACAAGGCAACCCTGCAATAATGACAAACCAAACATCAAGTGATATTGAGAATGGTAGTCCTTATGCTAATGTAATACAGAATGGTGATTTTAGTGAAGGTACAACTGATTGGACATTTTCAGCACAATGTGAGGTTGTTAATGACCAAGCAAGAATACTAAGCACAGATGGTTCTTTTCAATATATTTCACAAAATAATGTTTTTGATACAGGTAAAAATTACAAACTTGAATTAGATATAATTTCTTCTAATGGAGCAACTTTAGGTTTTGCAGGTGGTATTCCTGATATTCAAACCACAACTTTAGGTAGAAAAACGATTTATACATCACCTTCATTTTCTTACTTGCAAATAAAAAGAAGTAGTGGTGTAACCGATGTAGTAATAGACAACGTAACAGTAGAAGAAGTAAACACAGGATTACAAGGATATTGGAAGATGGGGGATGGTACTAATGATGAGTACCCTGTTATCTATGACCAAACTAATCCTACTGTTGGTGTTGAAGAAATTACTAATGGTGATTTTGCTACAGATAGTGATTGGACTAAAGGTACAGGGTGGACTATATCAGGTGGTAAAGCTAGTAATGATGGAACAGTTGGTTCTAATAATTTATCACAAAGTGGTATTTTAGTAGTTGGAAAACAATATAAAATAGATATAACTGTTTCTAATTATGTTTCAGGTAATGTTGAGGTTTCAGCAGGTGCAGCTCCAAGAGGTACAATGACTGCAAATGGAACTTATACTTTTTATCAAACTTGCACACCAACAACAACTTTTTACATTATTGCTCAATCATTTGATGGTTCTATAGACAACGTATCAGTTAAAGAAGTACAAGGGAATCCTGCAACTATGACCAATATGGTAGAGGGTAATATCACTAACCAATATCCACTAACAAAGATTAGAAACTACTATAGAATGGGAGATGGTATATTAGATGGTTATCCTATCATACAAGACCAAACAAGTCCTAATCTTGCACATATACCTACTACTAATCTTATAACATATTCAGAAGACATAACTTTATCTAATGGTTATTCAGTTAATAATGCTACAATTTTAAATAATCAAGGCATAAGTCCTATTGGAGATAATAATGCTACTAAATTAACTGCAACTACAAATGACCCTTTTCTAAGTAATGTAGTTAATACGACTAATAAAACTTTTACTTTAAGTATATATGCTAAAGGGGTTGGAAGTAGTATTGGCAAAGACATTCAGTTTATTTTAGTAAGAGATAGTTATTTAGAAGCAAAAATATCAGATTCATTTGCTTTAACAGATGATTGGGTTAGATATGAAGCTACTTTAACTTTGGCAGGAACACCATCATCATTTGTTATTTTTAGAGTAGATGCACCTAGTGTTGCAGTAGCAGGAGATGAAGTTTTAGTTTGGGGTTGTCAATTTGAAGAACAATCACAAGCTACTGCATACATAAAGTCAGATGGTATAGCAGCAGTAAGAAAATCATCTACTACTAACTTAATTACTTATAGTGAAGATTTTAGTCACAGTAGTTGGGTTAAAAACAATACAACTGTTACAAATAACCATACATCTCCTGATGGAACGCAAAATGCTTATTTAATGACAGATAATGCTACTGATAGTCAGCACGGAGTTTATGTTCTTGATTTAGCACCACAAGATAGTAATATTTATACAAGAAGTGTTTTTGTAAAAAAAGGAACTGCAAGATATGTAGTTTTAAGTGCTAGACACACACCAACATCTTCAGGTACAAGTTGGATTTATGATTTTGATACTAATAATTTTACTTTAACTGGTTCAAGTGGTGTAGGTCAGTCTATAGAAGTTTTAACAAATGGTTGGATTCGGTTGTCAGTTTCTATTATCTCTGAAAGTAATTTTAACAATGATTTTTCAGTAGGTATTTCAAGTACTAGTTTACTTTCAGGTGCATCATATAGTGGTAGTGGAGATACTGTATATATATATGGAGGGCAAGTAGAACAACAAACACAAGTAGAAACTTATGCTAAGACAACAGGATTACCTGTAACAATAGATTTATTTACAGAAAATAATTACGGAACAATGACAAATATGAGTGCTTCTGATATTATAGAGGACACTCCTTAAACAATTAAAATTATGATATATACAACACCAAACACAAGTTTATTGACTGAAGTAGATGCAGAGGGAAACCCTGTATGCGACTTTTCACAAATCGTAGAGGATAGTCCTGCAACTGTAAGAAAGTCTTTAGATGGTACATTATTTATTGCTAAATTTATGGGCGAAACTCCTACTTTTTTAGAGGGCTTAGACCAATATACTCACGAGGAGATATTAGCAATAGTAAGAGGTACTGATTGGACACCTGCTGATCCAGAATAATATTTATTTAATTTTATTATATTTGCTTAATGAGTGAACAAGAAAGCAAAGAACTTGGTGGTCTTGCCAGAACCAAAAGAGGTAAAATTAATGAAGTATATAATAACACCCCAAAAGCTAATCTACCAAAAAAATCTCATGCTAGAGAGATGGCAAAGATTAGCAGGACTTCTGTAGCATATGCTTTAGAAGGACAGCCAGTAAAGATAAAGATGGCTTTAGACTTGTTGTTTGATGAAGACCCTAGAGCTTATATAGATGCTATAGCGAAACTGCTGAACTATGCAGTACCTAAACTTTCTTCTACAGAAATAAAACACGAAGGCGATAAGAAAATTGAAATCAAATTAGAAGATGGTGCTACTCTTGAAGATATTAAAAGACAACTCAAAGAAATAGAGCAAGATAGTGCTAGTGATATTGATTTTGAAGAAATAAATGAATAAGAAGGAAGAGCTTAAATATGCACTTAACAAAACTCTATGTGAGATGTCTTTCTATGAGTTTTTTAAACAAGCATGGCATATTGTAGAACCTGCTATACAATTATCTAGTAATTGGCATCATAAATACATCTGCGATGCTCTGCAAGAAGAAGCAGAAAGGATTATTGCTAAAAAACCCAAAACAAAGGATATAATAATAAACGTACCCTTTCGTTCTACTAAATCACTTATTGTTACTGTAATGTTTCCAGTATGGTCATGGATAAAAGACCCTAAGCTAAGATTTATAACCTCATCATATTCTGCTAACCTTTCTATAGAACTAGCTACTAAGAGTAGGGATATAATATTTAGTGAGTGGTTTAAGTCAAGGTGGGGAACAATATTTCATATTAAGAAAGACCAAAACCTAAAAGAAAGATACGAGAATAATCATATGGGTATGCGTAGAGCAACATCTGTTGGTGGTACTGTAACAGGGCAGGGAGGAGATTTTCTTATTGTTGATGATCCTTTGTCACCACAAATGGCAAACTCAGCAACAGAGAGAGAAAATGCTAATGAGTGGTATAGAACAACATTTTATTCAAGACTTAACAGTCCAAAAATTGGTGTAAGAATAATTATTATGCAAAGGGTACACGAAGATGATTTAAGTGGTTTTTTGCTTGATAGAGAAACAAGACTAAACTATAATCACATATGTATTCCTGCAACTATAGATGGTGAGGTAAAACCAAAGAAGTTAGAAAACTTTTACGATGAGAATGGTTTATTTTGGGATGAAAGATTTGGTCAAGATGTTTTAGATGATTATAAGAAAGCATTAGGTAGTTATGGCTATGCAGGTCAGCTTATGCAAACACCAACACCCCTAGATAGTGGTATGATACGACAAGAGTGGTTTAAGATAGATAGATATAGAGAAGATGGTGTAGTAAACTTTGTAATAGACCCTGCATATACTGCAAATCAAAAAAACGACCCTTCAGCACTACTTGCATACATATACAAAGACAATAAGTGGCAAATAATAGACTGTACTAATGTTTACAAAGAATTTCCTGACTTAGTAAAATTTATACCACAATGGGTAACTAAAAATGGCTATACAAATAAGAGCAGAATATTTGTAGAACCAAAAGCATCAGGTAAGTCTATAGTACAAACATTAATTAGAGAAACTGGTTTAAATGTTAGAGAAGATAAACCACCAACTAAAGATAAGGTAGCAAGAGTAGCAGATATTTCTGCAACACTAGAATCAGGTAGAGTAGGACTGTTACAAGGTAAGTGGAACAATGAATTTTTAGATCAATTGACTAAGTTTCCATCTGCTAAACACGATGACATGGTAGACTGTCTTGTAATGGCTGTAAACAAAGAAATCTGGACAGGAAAAGGTAAAGTAGTATACTTTAGTTAAATTTTTCTGAAATTCTAAAAATTGTGTATCAATTTATGCACTTGTATGTAATTTTGCATAGATTTGAAGAAATTATAATAAAATAAGGTATGGAGTCTGAAAATAAGTACATAAATAAGGAACACGAAGCTATTGTTGAGCAATATGTACTGTATTTAAAAAAGTTAGTTTATTTTGCTACTGAAGATGCAGGTAACATGAAATTTCAGGAATATACAGAGATATTAGAGAGTGTTTTTATGTATTCTAATAATTTTTACGATACCATGACAAAAAAGAAGCATATGGTAGAAGAATTTATGTTTTTAATACCAAACATGGCTTTTTACCTTAGTGTAGGGTTTTTTACAGGATTGAAGAACAAAAACAATGCAAAAGACATAGAAATGTGCATTGATCGTTTAGCAAAGAAAACAGAGAACATAACTGGTGAGCTAACTGATATTTTGATTGACAATAAAGAGAAAATAGAAATAATAGAAGAACTAAACATAGAATCATGATAGAAATTCAAATCAAAGAAGAAAAATACGATATACCAACTGAGTGGAAAGATATTACACTTGAATATTGGTGTGGACTATATAATATTATTAAAAAGTATACTGAAACTGCTGAAGAAGAAGAAAATGAAGAAATTGTAGAGCCAAAGTTAGATGAGGTTAAGGTTTTACGAATGAACAGAGAAATATTTAAGTATGTTACTGGTATAAACGATGCTATGCTAAATCAATTAGATTTAGAAAGTGTAAATACTGCTGTTGGAACTATAGGACAAATGATGGAGGAATATAAACCTCAAGGTATAGATAGATTTGAATTTGATGGTGATGTGTACTTTTTTCCAAAGGAATTTCTAAAAAGAAACACTTTTGGTGATTACATAGAATCTACACAGTTAGATGCTACTATACAAATGATGAAGCATGGTAAATTTGATGTTTTACCAGAACAGATGGCGATATTATGCAGAAAGATAGATGAAGAATACGATGATGATATTATATCCTCAAAAAGTGATAAGTTTAAGCAATTAACTATGGACATCGTTTGGGAGTTCAGTTTTTTTTTGACTATGCAAAGCGTAAAATTAACAAGGACTTTCCAAATGTTTTTGGGGAAGGAAGGGGAAGAATTGGAACAGGCAAAGGAAGAGTTTCTACAGTTGGACTCTATACCAAGCTCATAAAACCTTATGGTTGGCTAAATAGCTTATATATGGTTGCAGAGAAAGGTATTTTTAGGGTAGATGGAATGAATGATGTAGATAGTGTAAAGAATACTAATCTATATAAAGTTTTAACATATTTGAGTTGGAATACAGCGAAGAATGATTACGAGATAGCAGTAAATGATAAGATTCACAACCCAAATAAAGTAATGTAATATATATATATGGCAATAACAAGATTAAAAGACATAGTAACAGTATTTGAAAACAAATGGACTTTCGGTGATAGTAAGTTTGGTTATGATGGTGAGGTAAACGAATCACATAGCACACAATATCCTTTGTTACTAATTAACCCACCACTATCTACTATGCCAGAAATATATTCTGGTAGAGAAGAGTATGAGTTTGAAATAAACTTTTACAACCTATACCCACAAGCTGCTCAATCTGCAGTAACACTACAACATAGATGGGATAACCTACAAGACTTAGCTATGGAGTGGTTTGACATGGTTTTAAAGAACTATCAGGACAATGTAGTAGATGTATACCTAAATGATGAAAGTATAGAGATAGAGAGAGTAAAAGAGGTCGCTAACGATAGATTAGTTCAGATTAAGTTTACATTTACTATGAGTGCATTTTCTAAATGCTTTAGACCTACCTCTATATACCCTTCTGACTTTGCTAACTTAGTTACTTGGCTAAGAGCAGATAGTGGATTAACATTTGACATACCAACTAAACAAGTAAGTGCATGGGCAGATCAATCAGGCAATACTACTAGTGTAGAACAAGCTACTAAATCAAAACAACCTTTAAGATATGGTTATGATGGTGCTAATGACAAAGCTAGAATAGAATTTAATGGGACTTCTAATTATATGACTACAGAGGGAGATAGTCCTCTTGGTAATAATTTTACAATGTTTTTTGTAGCACAAAACAATACTTATAATTTTTATGAAGGGAAATATTTTAGTTATGTTGATGGTAATGTAGAGTTTTCTGTTAGTAGTAAAAATGGTTTGTTCACAGCTTATGCTATTGATGATTCAGGTCATAGTGGCGAATTATCTCTAACTGGAGGTTTAACTAATAAATATCATATTGGTATGGTAAAATTTCATAATAAAACATTGTATTTAGAATACAATAATACTTTAAGCGATTCTTTACATATAAGTATGTATGACCACAATACAACTCATGACCAAACAGACTTTACGATAGGTTATAAAATTTCTGCACCATCTACAAATTATTTTAAAGGTAACATACAGGAAGTTATTATTTATAATAGTGAATTAGATAATAATAAAATAGCTGACATAAAATCCTACTTAAATACTAAATACAAAATATATTAATTATGGCTACAATAAATGGAGATATATACGATTCTTTTTCACCAATATCATTTTCTAATTCTGCAAAGTCTTTAAGTTTAAATTGGAGATCAAATTATTTAGTTAGTGCTAATGTACCTAAAAGATACCAAGTAAGATGGCAAAGCACAGGTGTCAATGAAGCATATGTGCCAACAAAATCAAATGCTACTGGTACTGCTCCAAATCAAACTGGTGATATTATAAATATGGTTTTTTATGTGTATGCAACAACAAAATTTGAAAATGGTATTTTTCCTGCCAATTTAAACAATTGGGATTTAGTAGCAACAATAAAAAAATCAAGAGATATAACAAATAAACAATATAATAGCAATAATATTTTATCTCATCAAAGATTTACTGTAGATATTAGTCAAATATGTCAAGACTTATTATCATATAGTTTAGTACCAATAAACAAAGGAACTTGGCAAAGTAGTTTATGGGGAGGTATGAATGGTGGGCAAACAATACAAGATAATGTTGCCGAAGATGTAAGTCTATATAATGTAACACCAAATGGCAGTTATAGACATATAAAGGTAGTTGCAAAACCAGAGGTAATACTAAGCACAGGTTTAATTGTAGAAGCAACCGATAAAATAAATTTTACACCAATAACTGTAATAAATTCTGTACATCAATACGAAAAAGATGAGGTCTGGTTATTTGACAGGTTTCCAATAGGTAATGGTGCAGGTGGTTTTTTAAGTTACTGTCCAAACAATAGTTCTTCTGCTGTAATATTTCCTAAACAAAAAAAATCTGTTAGGGTTGATGAAACTGCTGAGTGGTTATATTTTTATATAAGAAGAGCTGCAAAAGTTGCAGGTAATGCAAACAGAGTAAATTTAAAAGTAATTACTTCTGATGGTAATACATTTTATGTAAATGATTTTGCTGATAATTTAGATTACGATGTTTCAGCAGCAGCATATTATGAACAACAAAACAAAATGTGTGTCCAAAATGTTTCTGTAGATTATTTAAATAATAACGCAAAACAAGCTGATGGAACAGCATATACTGGTAATAAAATAACAGCATCAACAACTTATTACACAATAAGTTTATGGTTTACAGGAGCATTTTTTACTGAATCAAGAATGTCAGAATATAGATGGTTTAACATAGATAGAGAAGATGAGAAACTACCTTATGATTTTGTAAGATTTCATTGGCTAAATAGAATGGGTGGTATAGATAGCTATACAGCTAAGAGAAGTGTTTTAGAAGGTATGTCTATAAACAGAAATACTATAGAAACAAAAAGTGCCGATAGAACTTGGTATCAAGATAATGATGATAGGTTTGGTACTCAAATACCAGATGCACAATATATATCTAATACAATGAGAGGTGGTAACCTGTATAAGGGTGGTAGAGAAGTGTTAAACGTAAATGCTGAAAGAAACAATAGTGTATATACAGAGCCATTAAATAAAAACACAGCAGAGTGGCTGCAAGAAATTATGACTTCACCAAATGTATGGATAGAAATGGACACAGATGCTACTGCAAGAGGTAACACAGTAAACCCCTACCAAAGACCATCTACAAAAGAATATATACCAGTAATTATAACAAATAGTGAAGCTGAAACTGTTAATCAAGAAGCAGGTTTAGTTAAGTTTAATTTAGAATATACTTTATCTCATAAAGTACAAACACAAAGCAACTAATGGCAGAGGTTAGACTACAACTATTAGATTATATTTATGATGGAGCTGATTTAGATTGGAACAAAAGTGTTGTTGGTGAATTAGATGTTACATCACATTCTGAGTTTCCTTTAGCACTTACTTTTACTATAGCAGACATAAAAGACATAAATGCTCGTAAAGGTAGTTTCAGTAAAACATTTAAGATACCTGCAACTAAAAACAATAATAGGTTATACAAAAGTATTTATAAAGCAAATACATATTCTGAAAATAATTTATTAAATAAAAAAAATTGTAGAATATTAATTAATAATTTATACTCTATTCATGGCTTATTAGAGCTTACAAGTGTAGGTAGTAGTGATAAACCACAATACTATTCATGTGTGTTTTTTGGAAACAACATTACTTGGGCATCTTTTATTGGAGAAGATTTACTAAAAGATTTAGGAACAAATGGTGATGCTTGGGATCATCTAAATGGTAAAACTACAGATGGCTTACCTCCTGATGCAACAAATGCAACAGGTAAAGATTTAAAAGTAAATAAAACAAGCATAACATCTACTTGGGTACAGGACAATGCAATATATAAAGATGGTAATTTGACCACCAACAACATACCATTAGTATATCCAATAGTATCTTATGGTGATTTTAATCCATCTGGTGAAAGTCAAACAATACAATTATTAAATAGTTCATTTGAAGAAACTGGTTTTGGTGTTAATAAACTAGGTTATTATGGTTTTAATAGTAGTGGTTTTGATTATGGTAACCCTCAACCAGTTTTAGATTGGCGACCTTGCTTATGGGTATACGATGTGTTTAAAGAGATATTTGCACAAGCAGGATATACTGTTTCTTCAAATTTTGTTGAAACTGCTGATTTTAAAAAACTATTATTTGCTTTACCAAACTTTAAATACAATAATGCAGGAGATAGATATTTACTATATGGTTTTGAAAGTAGATTTAGAAATTTAGGTGCAAATGATGATGCTTTAATAAAAGATGGAGCAAGTGATTATTTTAATATTAGTCAGTCTGGTAACGCAAATGTTGAACTTACACAAACTGATTTAGTAGATATTACATATGCAGATGGTTATACAAAAGATTCTGAATTAAATGATAGTGGTCTTGATGCAAGTGGTGTATATACTTTTCCAGAATATGGCAAATATGATGTAGAACTAGAAAATTTTGGTTATTGGTATGATGATGTGGTTGATCCTAGTTCTTCTGATGCAGGAGTAAATATTATAACATCTTCATTTCAAATACAATTACAAACTGTTGGTGAATCAAGTTGGAATACTATACAAGAAGCATTGTTAGATGATGAATTAACTATACATGATTCTACTGGTATTAACACATCACCTAGTGAGGGTGTCAGGTATTTTCCTAATTTAACTTTTAACAGATATTTTAATAAAAACGATAAGATTAGATTAAGAATAAAAAATGTATTTAAACATCAAGGAGGTTCTGGTAATACTTGTGGTTTTAAATTATATTTATTTGGTTCTAGTAACATTACTGATAATAATGATGCTAGTTATGATGGTTTATATAACATTAAATTTAATCCTGAATTTGTGGAGTATGGACAAACATTTGATATAAAAAATGTAATAAATAAAGAATACAAGCAAATAGATTTTATTAAAGGTGTTGCTCATGCTTTTAATCTACAATTTACTACAGATGAAGCTAGTAAAATAATATATATAGAACCTTTTGATACTTTTTATAAATCTTTTTATGAAGCAGAAGATTGGACATACAAAGTAGATACAAGTCAAGAAACAAAAGATGTTTTTATAAAAGACAGCTTTAAAAGAGATATAATTTTTAAATACAAAACAGATAACAAAGATTCAAAAGTAGAGCAAAGAGGTAATGATTATTTTGAAAAAATATTAGATGAATATCCTTATAAAGAAACACTATCAGATGAGTTTGAAAGAGGTGTAACAACATTTGAAAACCCATTTTTTGCAGGAACTTTTAATGCAAAAGATAAAGATTCTCATTTGTTTTCTGCAGACCCTCCTTATATTTCATGTTTATGGCAAGAAAAAGAAGATGGTGGTTTTATTTCACCAAATGATTTTGCAAGACCTGACAAGGGTTTTGATTTTTTACCTAGACTTTTATATTGGAAAAAATACAGTCCTGATTTTACATCTTCTCCTACATCAATTTGCTATAAGTTTGCTACAGTACAAACTTTTAGTGGTAGTATAAAAACAATAAAAGCAGCCGATACTAATGTTATTTCATCAGGTACACTTTCAGAAATTTATCCACAAGCAACATCTATAAACAGAGAAGATGTTAATAGCATAGTTTTGTCTTATGGTAATGTATATGTTACAGACTACGATGATGTGAATAATACTTATTCTGATGCAGTTATTAAAGAAGGTTTATATCAAACTTATTATAATAACATGGTTAATATGCTAAAACAAAACCCAAGAGTAAGAAATGTAAATATTAATCTAAACATCAAAGACATAGTAAATTTAGATTTTAGAAAACTTATATATATTGATGGTGTGTATTGGAGAATAAATAAAATAAAAGATTTTAATCCCCTAACTAAATCTACAACAAAAGTAGAATTAGTAGAATGGGTAAATATTGGTGAAACTGCTGCATACATACCTACATTAAATAAATATGATGGTAAATGGAATAATAACCCACCTACAGGAGGTGTTCAAGAAACATCAAGAAATTAATTATGTCTACACCTAAAAATCAAATAACAAATAAAGGAATAGCTAATCAAAGTGGATTAGAAGTATATATGATTGTTACTATAGACTCTGTAGAATATCTTATACCAATTACTATGACTGATTCTTTTGGCAATGCACATAAGGTTTTAAGAAGAAGAGAGAACGAAAAAATTGATGATTAATGAAATTTAATAATACATATAAAGAATTTACTAAAATCTCAAAACTTATCATTAAAGATTTAAGAAATCAACTAAAAGAACAAAAACATATAGCTTCTGGTAAATTAAGTAGAAGTTTTACTGGTGTTCAAGAAAAAATAAGTGGCGATAATATAATTTTAAATATAACATCTAGTAAGGATTATTGGAGAGTTGTAAATGATCCAAATGTAGCTTTTACTGTAAATAAACAAAACATTATTAGATGGGTTAATAAAAAAGGACTAGATAGAAATTTTGCTAATGCTATATATAAAAGATTAGCTAGAGGTATATATGGTAAAGAAAAAGAAAAATACGTTTATTGGAAAGAGGGTAACAATATACAAAGAACAAACTTTGCAGGTATTGTTGCAAAAGAAAATTCACAAAAAATAGGAGAAGAACTTGCACACTCTATTGGAGATGATGTAGCAGATATGATAAGAAAAGAACTTAGTAAAGTTAAAACAGCACAAACAACTTAATAAATTATGGCAACAAATACAGAAAAGATAGTAGTACAGGTAGTCGTTAAAGGACAAAAAGATTTACAAAATTTAGAAGGTACAACTAAAAAAGCTAGTGGTAGTGTAGGTGGTTTAGTAAAACAATATGGTTTTTTAACTTTAGGTATTGCTACTGCTGTTCAAGCATTTAGAAACATTAATAAAGTTGTAGGTAAGTCAATTAGAACATTTAGAGATTACGAGTTCCAAATGGCTAAGGTTAGGGCAACTACAGGTGCAAGTAACAAAGATTTTGCACAACTATCTAAAACTGCTGAAGATTTAGGTAGGTCTACATTCTTTACTGCACAGCAAGTAGCAGAGCTACAAACTAATTTTGGTAAACTAGGTTTTTCTACAAAAGAAATTTTAAATGCACAAGATGCAACTTTACAATTAGCAACAGCAACAGATACAGATTTAGGTAGAGCAGCAATTGTAGCAGGAGCTGCTGTAAGAGGTTTTGGTTTAGATGCTGCAGAAACACAAAGAGTGGTAGATGTAATGGCTGTAGCATTTACAAGTTCTGCACTTGATATAGAAAAGTTTCAAACATCTATGACTAAGGTTGCACCTATTGCAAAATCAGCAGGTTTTTCAATAGAAGATACAACAGCTATAATGGCACAACTTACAGATGCAGGTATTGAAGCATCTATTGCTGGTACATCTTTAAGAAACATACTTCTTAAAATGCAAGACCCAAATTCTGATTTGGTAAAGTCTTTTGGTAAAACTATACATTCCTTAGATGAATTAGTTCCTGCTTTAAAAAAGTTTTCTGAAGAAGGTGGCGATTTGGCTAAAATTATGGAAGTTGTAGATTTAAGACAAGCTGCTGCTTTTGAGCAAATGATTACAAGTAAAGAAAGGACTGTAGAATTAAGAAACGAATTAAGATTAGCTTCTGGTGCAGCACAAGCAATGGCAGAAATTGTTGGAGATACTTTAGAAGGTTCTTTTAAAAGATTAAACTCTGCTTTAGAAGGTTTAATGATAAATCTTACTGAATCATTTATAGGAAAGTCTTTGCAAAAAGTAGTAGACAGATTTGCAGGTTTAGTAAATGTAGTAAGTGATTTTATAGATATACCAGTTTCAGAAACTTTAGAAAAACAAAGAGTAGAACTTAATATTTTAGTTGGAAGATTAACTGATGTAAATGTTCAAGAAGAGGAAAGAAAAAAAATACTTGGTGAGATACAAGTTAAATATCCTGATTTTCTTAAAAACTTAGATACTGAAAAAGTAACTACAACTCAATTAAGAGATAGATTAAGAGAATTAAATGTATCATTTAAAAACAGAATTATATTACAAAGAGAAATAGAAAAAGCTCAAAAAGCTAAAGAAAAAGCTGATAAAGCTGTAAACAAAGAAATTGATAAAGAAGAAAAGTTTTTAGCAAAATTAAATGAAATTAAAGAAAAATATCACATTACTGTACAAGAAGGTTTAACTTTTGAGCAACAATATGTAACAGTATCAAAACAATTGCAATTAGAATATAATAAATTTGGTAGAGCTATAGATCCTGCTAAAAACCAAGCTGTATTATTAAAAGATGCTTTTTTAGGATTAACTAATGCTCAAAGAAGTGCAGTAAAAAGCACTAAAGAACTTGCTGATGCAGAGCAAGTTGTTGTTAATTTAGAAAAAGAATTAGGTTTATATGTGCCAGAAAACACAGAAGATTTAGATGAAAATTCTGATGCAAAAACAAAAAATGCTAATGCTACTACAAAATTAAATGATGTGCAAAAAGAGCTTTTATCGTATCAAGAGTATTTAATGGGTCTTGGTTTATTAGGTGAGGAAAAAGCAGCACAAGTTAGAGTTAATTTAATTAAAGAAGAAATTAAAAATTTAAAAAAATTATTAGAAGTACAAACAGGTGTAGGTATTAATAGAGAAGCTATTATTAAAAAAATAAATGAATTAGAAGGCAAATTAATTGAAGATAATCAAGAAGATAAAGAAAAAGCATTTCAAGCAGATGTAAAAAGAGCAATACTTTCTGGTCAAACAGCAGAAGAAGCTATGAAGTCTGTAGTAAGGGCGCAAATCATGGAAGCTGTAGCAGGTTTTATAGCATCTATATTTAAAAACGTTCCCTTCCCACTTAATTTAATATTAGCTGCAGGTGCATCTGCTGCAGTTGGTGGTTTAATAGATAAGCAATTAAGTAAATTTGAAGATGGTGGTGTGATTCAAGAATTTGCTAATGGTGGTATGGTAGAAGGTAAATCTCATGCACAAGGTGGTGAGAAGTTTGCAGTAGGTGGTAGAGTAGTAGAGTTAGAAGGTGGTGAAGCAGTTATAAATAAACGTAGTACATCTATGTTTAGAAATCAATTATCTGCAATGAATGCAGCAGGTGGTGGGGTAAAGTTTGCTGATGGTGGTTTAATGAATATGCCATCATTTGCACAATCACAATTTAGTGCAACAAGTCAAGCAGGTATGATGGGTGCAATAGGACAAGGAGGAAGAGTAGTAGTAGTAGAATCAGATATTTCTACTGCACAGAATACTGTTTCAGTTATAGAAGCTGAAGCAACATTTTAAAATTAAACAAATGTTTGTTAATAAAAAAACAAAGTTAGAAAGATTATCTATCTGTAAAAAATGTACTTTTTACAGAAATTTTCTGATGCTTAAAAAACCAGTAATAAATTGGGGATCAAGATGTGCTAAATGTTCTTGTTTCTTAGATGCAAAGACATCTCTCTCTGCAGACTGGTATGGTAAGTGTCCAGAAGGCAAATGGTAATTAAAATAACAATATGAATTTACAAGAAATAGCTAAATCTGTCGTAAAGACAGACAGAGAGCTTATAAAAAAATCTGTTGAAGAAAACAGAATCTACAATGCTAATTTTAGTAGACACAAAGTAGATAGTTTAAACAATATGTATAGTTTTTGGCATAAATATTTTCCTACACAAAAACAAGATATAAATTGTTCATCCTGTAGAAATGCTGTTGTAAAGTTCTGGAATACAATGTGTGAGGTATGGCTAACAGAAAACACTAAGAAAAAAAAGAATGTCAAAAAGACAAAATAAAGTAGATGTAGTTTTTGATTATTTAGAGTTATTAGATATTGAAATTTTTAAAAGGTTCGGTGAAACTGCCACACCTAAAGATATTTTAAAACACTTAGTAGAGAGGGGTATGGTAGAACCTAAGCGACTAAGAAACTATATGATTATAGCAGACTTTGACAGAAGGTTATCTTTTAACAAAGGTAACAGAACACACACCTTTATGGATTTATCACATAAATATAAGATAAGTGAAAGTCAGGCACAAAATATAGTGTATAAATACAGAAAAAAATCAAGAGCATCTGAGAATATCTCTTACTAAAAGTTTTTTCCACAAATTAGGTAGATAAAGTGTCAATTAGATTCTAATTTTGCAGGTATGAATAAGAAATGGTTTAATATACAAGGAAAAGCAACAGATGCTGTTGCAGAGGTTTACATCTTTGATGAGATTGGTGCTTATGGTATTACTGCACAAGACTTTATTTCTGAGATGAAAGAGTACAAAGATACTCCTGTTAATTTACGAATCAACTGTATTGGTGGTGATGTATTTGATGGGATGGCTATGTACAACATAATAAAAAAGAGAGAAGCAAAAACTACTGCTTATATTGAGGGTATAGCTGCTAGTATGGGTAGTGTTATAGCATTAGCTGCTGATGAAGTTATCATGGCTGAAAATTCTCTTTTTATGATACACAATGCTTGGGGTGGTGCAATGGGTGAAGCTGAAGATATGAGAAAGACTGCATCTATCTTAGAAAAGATTAGTGGTGAAATTGCTAATATTTACGAGAGAAAAACAAGATTGTCGTTAAATAGAATTGTTGAAATGATGGATAAAGAAACTTGGTTAAATGCTGCTGAAGCATATGAGTTAGGTTTTATTGATCTTATTTCTGATTCTATTAAAGTAGCAGCTAAGTATGATGTTTCTAAATTCAAAAACATTACTACTGAACAAATACATAATAAATTAAATATTAACGTAAATAACAAAAAAATGACTGAAGAGTTAAAAAATTGGTTTAACAACAAAGTTGATGAGATTGTAAACTCTGTAAAAGGAGCTGACAACAAATCAGAAGATGTTGTAACTGAGGTTAATGTTATGCTTTCAGATAATGAAGAAATATCAAACAAATTATCTTCTTTTGAAGCAAGTGTAACTGACTTAAATGGAAAAATTGTTTCTTTAGAAGAAGAATTAACTTCTACTAAAGGAGAAAATGAAACTCTTTCTACTGAAATAGAAAGACTAAATGCTTTATTGAACAAAGCAGATGCTAAAGGTACTGAAGTAGTAACTGAAGGTGATCCTGCTGTAGTTGAAAATAAAACTGTTGATGCTAATGCAAATTTTTACAATGTAATGGCAGAAAGAGTAAGAGCAAAATTTAATAATTAATAATCAAAAAAATAAATAAAAATGGCAAACGTAGCTTTAAATAGTATAGCAGCAACTTATGGTGGTGCTAACTTAAACGAAATCTTTTATGAGCCAGTATTTAGAAGTGATGATTTAATGCGTAACTACAGAGTAATTCCTAATGTTAAGCATAAAATGAACGTATACACTTCTGCTGCTCTAACAAAAATTGTAGAAAAATATGCAGGTTGTTCTAATACAAGTGGTTCACAAAACTTTAACATTGATGACAAAGTAATTACTGCAGGTAGAATGAGAGTTGCTTTAGAGCAATGTACAGATGCATTCTTTGGAACTTATATTGAAGAAATGTATAGAAGTGGTGTAGATGTAATGAATATTGAAGGTACTCAATTAGCTGATGCAATTGTAAATCGTGCAGTTAAGGGTATTGGACAAGATGTAGTAAGATTAGCTTG